GAGGCTAAAAAATTAAGGTCAATTTTAGATGGAGTTAATTTACCTGATGAGTTTTATCAAGATTAGTTCAGTTTCTATTGTAATAGGGACTGAAACATAATTTAGTTCCTATTCTAATAGCAACTGATAGGAAAAATAAATTAAAAGTATAAAAATGAAGATTTATTAAAACAAATTGGGATTATTTAAAGAGGGCAGGATTTAATTTGAGAAATTGGAAAGATAGACAAATTATAGTTTTTGCGAAAAAATGTAGAGAAATTAAAAAATGAGAAACAAAAGAATAAAATTTAAAAACTATTACGCTTTACTTTGTTATTCCTCTAAAGAGCCATTAGTTTGCGGGGTTTATGCTTCACGCCGAGAAGCGAAAGAAGCAAATAAAGAAATCAAGGATTGTCCAGCAAAACATAGAATAATAAAGGTCGACGGGGAGTTGTTTATACGAAAGTGTAAACATCGGAAAATATGAATGTCATAATTAAACAGTTTTATAAACCCACTCATTGGAAAGGAAATAAAGCCTGGATTAATTTAAGGGAAGATTTTGTTAAGCAGGCCAAAAAAGCGAAAAAATATATTGTTGTAAAGATTAACAATGATTATTGTAAACCCGTTGATCCGAATGTATTATTAAAATATGGGGTTAAAACTCAGGCGGTATTTCTTTATCCCGAAAGCCCGATGAAACTTATTGGGTCTTATTTTGAGGTTTATCCACAAGAGAAACAAGAGTGGATAGAATCAGACCCATATTTTTGGGAGAATTTAACTTAATTTTTTAGCACAATTTAGTTAAGGGTTACAGTCAATATGACAGAAAATCAATTTCTTAAAAGATTGGCTGAAATTGAGCTAATTATTAAAGCCGAAAGTTATAAATATCACATTCCTGGAATGGAACCAGATGATATTCAGCAGGAAATTCGGCTCCGTTTATGGCTAAAATACTCAACATTTAAGGGTAGGTCATCATTTAAAACTTGGGCTAATAAAGTAATCAAAAACTGCATTAAAAATCTTATGAGAGATAGCCAAACTGATAAATCTAAGGCTTTAAATACCGCAATTAGTTTAGATGAATTCTTAGATGAATTGGACGAACCTGATTAAAAAAGTGTCTATTGTTATATAGGGATATAACAGGAATATGTCAAAAGTGCTAATTACAGGCGGTTGTGGCTTTATTGGCTCTCATTTTGTGGAGCATTTCTTAAAGGCTACTGACTGGGAAATTATAGTTTTAGACAAGTTAAATTATGCTTCTGCTGGCTTGGACCGATTAAGAGATATTAATGTTTTTGATGAGAAAAGAGTAAGAATTTTTACAACTGATTTAGCCAAGCCATTTGAAGAGGGTTTAAAAAAAGAAATTGGAGAAGTAGATTATATTATCAATCTTGCAAGCGAAAGCCATGTTGACAATTCAATCAAAGACCCCGTGCCGTTTATCCAGAACAATGTCAATCTGGTGCTTTATTTATTAGAATGGGCAAGAGAATTGAAGGGATTAAAAAAGATAGTTCAATTCAGCACGGATGAGGTGAATGGAACCGCTCCTTTTTATCATAACTACTCAGAAGGAGACAGATTAAATCCAGGCAATCCTTATTCAGCCTCAAAAGCGTCTCAAGAGATGATTTGCAGGGCTTATTCCAATACTTACAAACTGCCAATTATTATTACCCGCACAATGAATGTTTTTGGTGAGAGACAGCATCCAGAAAAGTTTATCCCTTCCACTATCAGAAAAGTTTTGAATGGAGAAACGGTTATTATTCACGCTGATCCAACTAAAACAAAATCAGGTTCTCGGTTTTATATTCACGCCAGGAATGTAGCCAAAGCAGTTCACTTTTTATTAGAAAATGTTAATGAATGGCTTGATAAAATAGATGCTTCTTCAGGTGTTTTCAATATCGTTGGCGAAAAAGAACTTTCCAATTTAGAAGTGGCTCAATTTATTGCGAAGGTTTTAAATAAGGAATTAAAGTATGAAATGGTGGATTTTCATTCCAGCAGGCCAGGACACGATCTCCGTTATGCTTTGGATGGAAAGAAAATGTATTTATTAGGTTGGAGACTTCCTAAAAGCTTTGAAGAAAGCCTTACAAAAACAATTCAGTGGTATTTGAATCATTCGAGGTGGCTTAATTTATAATATGGAGGAAATTCAAAAAACTTGGTTAGACGAGGCAATTGAAAGAGAAGCGCTGCCTCAATCCGCAAGAACTGAGACCACTCAGGAATTTTGTGTTAGATGGGGCATTCCGTCAAGCACTTATTATTATAATATTTCTAAACCAGAAATAAGAAAACAGATTTTAAATCTGGCTTTAAATTACGCAAGGAAATATACTTCTGATATATTAGAAAAAATTGGAGAGGAAGCTAAAAATGGCAATATGAAAGCGGCTGAATTGTATCTTAAATTTATTGAGCAATTAGATGAGAAATTTGATATTAAAGGAGAGCTTCCAGTAATTTTTAAAGTTATAAAAGACGATGGAACAAACAATCAAACTCCATCCTAAACAATATGGGGCATTTATTGATGAGAAACCTTATGTTGTATGTATTGCGGGGTTTCAAAGTGGCAAAAGTTTTTTAGGTTCTATTTGGTCCGCTAAAAAGATATCTGATTTTCCTGACAAAAATGGACTTATAGCGGCTCCGACCTACAAGATTTTAAATCAATCAACCCTTGAAAAATTTTTTCAGTTATTTCCACAATACAGGAAATATTATAAACAACAACAATCAATTTTAGAATTACCCAGCGGCGGAAAGGTTTTTATCCGCTCCACTGATGAACCGCTGGGATTAGAAGGAATGACTTTAAAATGGGCTTGGTTAGATGAAGCGGGAATGATGAATAGATTGGTTTGGAATATCGTCAGAACTCGTTTGGCAATAGAAAATGGTCAATGTCTCATTACAACCACTCCTTATTCGCTGAATTATTTATATAGTGAGGTTTATCAGCCGACGATAAAAGGAGAAGATCCAGATATTTCAATTCATAAATGGAGAAGCATAGATAATCCATATTTCCCGAAGGACTTTTTAGAAAAAGAAAGAAAACGCTTAACTCCGCAGGAATTTGCCAGACGATATGAAGCGGAATTTGTAAGAATGTCTGGACTGGTTTATGAACTTTCACCTAATCACATTATTCCGCCAAAAGAAATTAACAATCCAGAGGCAGTGATTGCGGGAATTGATTGGGGCTTTAAAAATCCTTGCGCAATAGCAGTAATTATTAAAAAAGACAATGTTTATTATTTGGTTGATGAATTTTATCAGACAGAAAAAACAACTGCTGAAATAATAGCCAAGTTAAAAGAATTTAGAGACAAATACCACATTAATTATTATTTTCCCGACCCAGCCGAGCCAGATAGATTAGAGGAAATGAAAAGAGAGGGATTAATTCCAAGCGAAACAAGCAAGGATATCAAAGCGGGGATTAGTTATGTTCAGGAACTTATAAGGACAAATAGATTTTATGTTTTTTCTACTTGTAAGAATGCTTTAGAGGAATTTAATTTTTATCACTACGACGAAGAGAAGCCTAAAGAAGAGCCAGTAAAAGAAATGGACCACTTAATGGATGCGATAAGATATGCCGTAGTGGGACACAAAAATTATATTCCTGTAAATAACGAAAAAATTCTTTATCACATTTATCAGCGTCGTAATAATCCACAAACATTTGAATAATGCCGTTCAAATCCCAGGCACAACTTAGAAAATTTGCTTCACTGGTAAGACAAGGTAAAATGAGCCAGCGAGTTTTTAATGAATGGTTAAGAGCCACTCCAAATGTGAAGGCTCTACCAGAAAGAATAGGGCGTAAAAAATCAAAAAAATATGCTAAAAGAAATAAAAGATAAAATTGATACTTATAAAGGTTCAAGCGTTGATTTGGGTTATGGATTGAGTTTTAATCAATGGGAAACATTGAGGAGAATTTTCTTTTATCAAAACTCAAAACATTTAAGCGGTGATATTGACCCATTAACCAAGAAAACCAAGCCATTTCCTAATATTTCAAGATTTAGAGCGAGAGTTGTGGCAAAAATGCTTGATTTTGATGTCAAGGATTTAAGAGTTATAACTGACAGCGTTTATGATTTATTGGCTCAACTTAAAGCGTATCTTTTGGAAAAGAAAATTAAAAACTGGGCAAAAGAGAACGGATTCGGGTTTTTATTGAACCAGATTGTAGTAAATGTATCAGATTATGGCTCTGCTTTGGTAATGAAACTTCCTGGTAAGATTCCAGAAATTATTGACTTAAAAAGCGTTTATTTTGATCCGAGCGTAGAGAAAATTCAAGATGCTCCTTCAATTGTTTTGGAGAGGGAATTTTTTGTTTATGAGCTGGAAAATAAAAACTGGGATAATACTAAATTATTGATTAATGAATTGGAGAATGAGAAAAAGGATAAAATCACGGTTTATTACTATTTTGGATATTTTAAGAAAGGCAAGAAATATCAAAAAGGAGTTAAAATTTACAGCGATGCTTTAAAAAACTACAAAGAAGGCATTAAATTGTTTGAGGAATGGTTTGATGAGTATCCTTTTTATGATTTTCACATTAACAAAATTCAAGGACGCTGGCTTGGTGTGGGAACTTATGAGGAATTATTCCATCCCCAAATTAGAGAACTAATAAACGCTGGTTTAAGAGCCAGAGCATTAGAATTGGCCTCTAAACAGGTTTTACAAACGCCAAATGAAACCGCATTGAAAAACATTGTCTCTGATATTGAAACTGGTGATGTTATTTTGGGCGATATTAGACCAATTCCATTAGAAAGCCGAGCATTGACGCAATTTCAACAAGAAACTGAATACTGGAATGCTTTGGCCGATAGGAGCACTTTTACTTATGATGTGGTAAGGGGAGAAGGATTGCCAGCTACTACCCCAGCAACAAATGCTACTATCCAGACACAGATGGCAACCTCAACCTTTCATTTATTAAGAGAGAACTTGGCATTTCAAATTGTCAACTTTATTAAAAAGGCGGTTTTGCCAGATGTTTTGAAAGAATCAAGAGGAGAAATGGTTTTGCGGTTTACTTCCAGTTTTGAGGATATTAATAAATTTGATGAAATGATAGCCAAAATTAAAATCAATGAATATGCTGTTAAGTATTTAGAAGCCACTGGTTTTTATCCGTCAGACATTCAAGAGGTTGAAGGCAAAATTAAAAACGAATTAAAATCAGCGGGTTTAATTAGAGGAGTTAAAATACCAAGAGGATTCTTTGCCGACCTTAAAGATGTTGATATTATTATTGATTCAGAATCAAGAAATGTTCCGCTTGAAGCTCAAAATCTTAATACCTTGCTTCAAATGATAGTTTCTAATCCGCAAGCGTTATCAAATCCGACGGTTAAATCTTTGATTTATGCTTATGCTGAAAAAATAGGTATTTCTCCTATTGAATTGGAGCGGATTCAAAGGTCGGAATTAACACAAGTTCAAAATGTTAATCCAGGACAACCTACAGGACAACCTCAAACAAGCGTGTCGCAACCTCAAGAACAGCAAGGATTGGGAATTAGTCCAGCAATTATTAATAAACTATCTCAATAGTATTGTTAGAATTGACAATCTAACCAAAGAGGAATTATCCAAAGATTTGAATAGTGTCGTTTTAGGCAGAATTTCCGCTTATAATGCTATCCTTCAATTTTTAAAAAGTGTGGAGTTATTAGGAAAAGAGCCGTCGGCAAAAGAGGAAAATTTTGAGTAAAATTTTGAGTAAAAGTTTGAGTAAAAGTTTGAGTAAAGGTCGGGTTTTCATAAAAATATGGTTAAAAAATGGATTCAAAAAGCTATTAATCCTAAAAACATTGGCAGATTAAGGAGAACTGCGAAGGTTAAGAAGGGTCAAAAAATTCCGCTTGCTAAACTTCACGAATTGGCTAAAAAGCCAGGTAAAACAGGCAGGAGAGCAAGATTGGCATTAATTTTAAGACGATTTAAGTAAAAAGTTTAAATAAAAAGTCGGGGTTATCGCTTCCCTTAAAAGCGATCGAGTAATCCAACTCTTAATATGGATAATGAACAAGAGTTTCAAGACTCTTTAAATCTTGATGAGGGGACGGGAACCCAAGAACAAGAAACCGCCAATGAAGAAATTTCATTGGATTCTTCATTGGAAGAAGGGCAGACAGCTGAGGAACAACTCCAAAAAGTTTTGGAGTTAAACAAAAGACTGTTTGCTCGTGCCAAAAAAGCCGAAGAGAGGTTGAAGGCTTTAGAGGCTAACAAAAAAGAACCTCAATCTGAAAAGGTCGTTGAAAAAGAAAACGATTCTTTCTGGAAGCAAAAGATTGAGTTTCTGATTCGCCACAAGGATTTTGATGAAGAACATTTGGATTATTTAGAGGCGGTGGCTAAAGGCAAGGGAATTTCTCTTGAAGAGGCATATAAATTACCTATTGTTCAAAAAGCAATAGAGCAATCCTTAAAAGAGAAAAAACTTGCCGAAGCACTCGAAGGTGGAAGATCTAAGGGTGGAGAAATCAAGTCTTTAGATCAAGAAATCAGAGAGGCTTCTAAAGATCCGGAGAAGCACAAAGAATTGTGGAAGAAACTTCAATCTTCTCCTACTGGTTTTCAAGGCGAATAATAAAAAATAGCTCTTTAAAAAATCAGTGGGAAATTCCAGGGAGATCGTGAGTTTATTATATGGCATTTCCTACTGATACTTTCACTGGAACAGATTTGGCGAGCTTTATTCCGTCAATTTGGGGCGATAGAATCAATGATTTCTTTAAGAGGAAACTCGTTTTGGGCAATTTCTTCACTGATAGAAGCGAAGAATTAGCCGATGGCGGGAAAACTCTTTATACTCCAGGATTGACGGAAATGACTGCTAACAGCAAAACCAATGGTGCCGCTGTTACTCTTAACTCTCCAACCGAATCAAGCGTCACATTAACGGTTGATACTTGGTTTGAGGTAAGCTTTGCGATTGAAGATAAAGAAGCCGCACAAGTCAAGAAATCATATAACCTTCAAGAAGCGTATGCGAAAAATGCCGCTTATACTATTGCTAAGAAATTAGATACTGCTATTGCGGCATTATTTAGTGGATTCAGCTCAACTGTTGGTTCTTCAACTACCAATGTTGCTGATTCTGATATCCGCTCTGCTATTGCCACTCTTGAAGCGGCTAATGTTGATCTTGATGAGTGTGCTTTCTTCTTCCATCCAACGGTATTTTGGAGACAGTTGCAGGCTATTGATCGTTATGCTTTAGCAGTCAATACTCCAGTCCAAGATCCAGTTGCGAAAAGACCAATGGCATCTTTGTATGGCATTCCAGTTTATGTTACCACTGCTGTTCCTTATGTGGAAGGCACGAATGGTCACATAAACTTACTTGCCCATAAGGATGCTATTCATTTCGCAACCTTATCCTTGGAGAAGCAATCGCCAAATACTAAAATTGGTGAATACAACGTTAGGATTCAATCAAACTATATTCCTCAATATCTTGCTACCGTTACAACCGCAGATATTGTCTACGGTGTGGTAAAAAATCGTGATAATGCGGCAGTGCAGATTTTATCAACTGCTACTTACGCTGAATAGTTTGGTTGGTTCTAACAACCTTGCTTCCCTCCTCTCCTCACGCCAGACCGATGGAGAGGAGGTGGTCTGGCAGGAAGGTTTTAGAAGGTTTTTAAAAATATGAAAAACATTTTACAGAACAACAATAAAGACGACAAGCCACGAATTGTGGTTAGTCCGAATCTTAAAAAAATTAAAGTTGTTATTGATGGAAAAACTGGAAAAATTTTAGAGGAAACAATTGATGGAAACAAAGTTGATATTTCTATTAAGGATGTCTCTGGGGATAATTCTGGGGATAATTCTGGGGATAATTTTGATAATAACAAAATATGAAAGTATATTTTATTGGCGATAGATATGAAGGCTGTTATTATGTCCGCTGTATGCTTCCTTTGAGAGAAAATGGCTGGGACGGAATGAAAACTTCTTTATATGGATCGCTTGCTGATTCAGAAAGAATGTTTCAGGGAGCAATGGCTTCTGATATTATAGTTTTTCAAAGACCAATGTATAGAAACAAACTTGCGGCGGCTCAATTGCTTAAACTTAAAGGAAAGAAAATTGTTTTTGATAATGATGACACTTATTTAGAAAATTCTGGGACGCCAGCAACGATGTTTTATGGGATAAGAAAACTGGTAAAAAAGATAAATAAAATATTGTATAACTTTATTAAAATATCCGATTTAGTGACAACCACCACAAAGTTTCTGGCTAATGAATATGTTTCTTTAAATAAAAATGTAGAAATTTTACCGAATTGTGTTGATCCCGATGATTGGGACGAACCAAAAGAAAATACCAGTGGAAAAGTAAGAATAGGAATAATTGGAAGCACATTATCAACGGGAGATTATGAGGTGGCATCAAAAACGATTTCAAAATTACTTGAAAGAGATGATGTTAAATTAGTAGTGCTGGGAGTAAACAAAGACCTTGATAAAAGTCCTATTTTATACAAAATTTTTAAAAAAGAATTTGAATTTCTTAAAAAGATAGAGGATAAAATTGAGTGGCATAATACAGTTGACCACTCCGAATATAATCAATTTCTTGTAGATTTAGCGGTGGATATAATGATGATTCCGAGAAAAGATAATTATTTCAATCGCTGTAAAAGCAATCTAAAATTTTTGGAAGCGTCAATGGCTGGAATGGCAGTTGTTGCTCAGGGATTTTCTGACGGGCAATCTCCTTATCAGCAAAACAAAGAGGATACTAATTATATGAGAATAGTGGTGGACAATGATAAGTGGTATGATGAAATTGATTATCTGATTAGAAACGAAAGCGAAAGAAAGGAAATGGCCAAAAAAGCCAAAGAATATGTTCTAAAAAATTATAACATTAAAACAAAGTCGTATTTATGGGTTGATGCTTATAAAAAAATATATGAGAGAAATTTTTAGAGAGGATAAAAAAATCAAATCAATTCTTTTGGAACGAAAAGAGTTGATTGAAAAGGGGCGGGAAATTACCAAGCAAATTGAGGAATTAGAAACTGAACGAAATAAAATTGCTTTGAAGGCTGAAAAATTAAGAGACAAGATTATCCCTTGGGCTAACAAAATCAGAAAAGAGGAATGCGGGACTTATGAGAACATTGAGAAAATAGAGCCAGTATATGATGACCCAAATGATTATCAAATAAAAATAACTATTTTTGATGCCGTTGAGGAATATAAAAAGGCATTAGATGAGAAAATAAAGCAAGGCAAATGGTAATATGCATTAATATGCATCAAGAAGTTTTAAATTTTTTACAAAGAGTAAAAGAAAAATATCCTGAAAAATTTAAAAATGTCAGAGTTTTAGAACTTGGGAGTTTGAATATAAATGGAACTCCAAGAAATTTTTTTGAAAACTGCGATTATGTGGGATTAGATAGACGACCAGGCGATGGCGTTGATGTTGTTTGTAATGCTCACGAATATAAATCAAGGAAAAAATTTGATGTGGTGATAACGACCGAGATGTTGGAACACGATAAATATGCTGACTTGTCTATTGAAAGAGCGTGGAATTTGCTTAAAAAAGGAGGAATTTTAATTGGAACTGCTGCTAATATCAACCGCCAGCCTCATTATGAATTTGTTGGAGAGGATAATCATTATGAAAATATTAGCAGAGAAAAAGTTGAAAGCTGGATTAAAAATCTGAAAATTGAAAATTTTGAAATTGAAGAAGACGAACAAAAACAAGATATAAGATTTATTTTTAAAAAGTTTTAATTTAAAAGTCATAATAAACAACTAAAAATATGAAATTTAATGATACAACTAATGAAACAGGAATTTGTCAGGATGTGTGGTTTTTAACTGGCACGGATTCAACCAGTTTTCCAACCGCTGACATCGCAAGATTAACTAATAAAGTTTTAAGAGAACTCGCCTTGGATGCGTGGCGGTTTTCTAATGCTTGGGATTTTGATGACAGCAATCACACAACCCTAAATATTGCTACTTGCTCTCTTATAAATGGACAAAGCGATTATTCTTTGGCTTCAACTGATTTTGATATTCAGCGGGTAGAAGTAGAGGATGTAAATGGCATTTGGTCTCAATTAGAGTTGATTAAAGTTGAGGATATTCCAGGTGCGATTGATGAGTTTTATAAAGAAAAAGGAGTTCCTGAATATTATTATTTGAAAGGCGGAAGTATTTTTTTGAAACCAGCACCAGACACAACCTTGGTTTCAACTCTTAAAATTTATCTTTCACGAGATATATCAGAATTTAGTTCAACTGATACCGATAAAGAGCCTGGACTTCCCACTGTTTTACATCCGATAATTCCTTATTTGGTGGCGTTAGAATACGCTGGAATGAATGGCTTGACTGATAAAATTGCTTATTTGAAATCAAAAGCAGATGAATGGCGACAAAGACTTGTCAATTATTTCGCAACCAGAGGGAAAAATAAAGCAAGGTTAACGCCTAAATATTCTAATTTTGAATAATTATGTCTTGGGCTTATCAAACTAAAAATTCAGAAAGCATTTCTTATTTAACAAAAAGCGGTGTTTTGATTTATTTGGTTTCGGAAAATGGAGATTATTATTTAATCGGGGAAAATCAAGATGAATTTTTGGTTACCCAAGATCCTTCTTTAAATTGGAGTGGAGTTAATAAAAATTCTACTAATTGGTCATATCAAACGAAAAATTAAACAAAAAATTAAATAAAAAATTAAATAAAAAATTAACATATGGCAAATAAACTTTGGTCAAGTTGTTGGAAGGGAGAATATAATGGTTCAACCCAGTATTATGTGGGGGATTTTGTAAGTTATCAAGGGTCTACTTATACTTGTATTCAAAATTCGTTGGGAAACGATCCAACAAATACTTCTTATTGGAAATTAGTTGCTCAAAAAGGAGATAAAGGAGATACTGGTCCGGAAGGTCCACAAGGTCCTCAAGGTCCAGCTGGAGCAGATGGTTTAGATATAACTTGGAGAGGCGAATATAATAATTCAACCTCTTATTCTGTAAATGATGCTGTTTCTTATTATGGCTCATCTTATATTTGTAAATTAGCAAGCACTGGTAATTTACCGACTGATACAACCTATTGGGATTTAATGGCACAAAAAGGGCAAGATGGAACGGGAACCGGTGATGTTGTTGGTCCAAGTTCATCTACCAACAATAACATCGTTTTATTTGATGGCACAACTGGAAAACTAATTAAAGATGGCGGAAAAGGATTACCGAGTGGTGCGGTTGTCGGAGATACGGACGCCCAAACTCTTACAAACAAACGAATAAATCCCCGAGTTTATTCTACTACTAGCACCTCATCTTTAACCCCAGATTCTGATAGTTATGATAGAATTGATATTACTGC